AGTGGTTTGTATCTTTCATAAGTGTGAGAACTTAAAGATACCACAAATCCATGCGAAAGGGTTATTTTTTTATTAAAAACTTTCAACTCTCAAGTAATAATTGAGATTGGGATGAAAATAGAGGATTGGGAAACTAAAGGTAAACGTGTTACAAATTAGTTTCCCAATCCAAGAAAGTCAGTAAAAACAAGGCGTTCAAAAGTGACACTCTCAAATTTTGAAAAAACATGACATCAAGAGTGGCAAAAAAATCTTGAGATATTTCACAGAAAATAGCGTATTAATCTAATACATTAGATAAATGCATTAAAAAAATAAACGCTTATGAAAATCTATCTTTTTGAGTACTAGTAAGTATCACTTTTCCTTGAATTTTAAAATCATATTGCTCATTTAAAGAATATTTAAATGGTTTAAAATCAGGATTTAAAGATTGTAAAACCAAACAATCAAACTGTGGCTGGTATTTCTTGCATGTGACATCACCGTTAATATAGAAGATACCAAGATCACCATATTCGAGGGAATCACATTTTTTAACGAAAATATATTCACCATCTAATATGATTGGTTCCATACTATGACCTTTTGCAATTAATGCATAGTCAGCATTAACCGTGGCTGGAATATAACCTAAAGGTATACTAATTCCTTCAATAGGTTCTCCTGCTGCAACATAACCAAGAATAGCAATCACTTCTTGTTTAGTTTGGTAATAGCTTGGAGTTTCCTGGACAAGTGGCAGATTTGTTTCAGGTATATTGTAATCATAAATAGTTTTAGTTTCTGTATGTGTTGGAATATCAATAAGGCATATTTCTATAAAGTGTTTAATCTTTTCTTTTTCTAGTTCGGATAACTTTTCATATAAATGTATAAATTCTAAATCACAGGGAATACCTTCGTAATTTCCAGTAGCGAGCCAAGACAGAGATTTATCGAGCAAATTTGCCGTTGCTATTACTTTATCTAATGAAGGTGAATTTTGATCCCACTTTCTAATTGTGCTATTGCCAAAACCAAGAGTTCTTTCTATTTTTGCAAGAGTAAGTCCTTTTTCTGCCGCACTTATTTTAACTCTTTCTACAATACCCATTGTCATCTCCTTTAATGAAAAGGTAAATTTACCTTTATAATATTGACAAAAGGTAAATTTACTCTTATAATTTATTATGTATCAATTAGATTTTAGTAAATTATATACCAGTTAAAAGCGTACTTCAAGAGAAAGGAGGAGAAATTAGATGAAAAGAACCCGGGAGCTGACGCCGCTGGGAATGCAGATCAAGATTGCATTGGTGCAGCAGAATATAACATCAAAAGAACTAGCTGCCCGGATCGGAGTGACAGGAGCAACGATTACGGAAGTGATTTGTGGGAAGAACAAGAAAAAGGAAACGAAAAGACGAATTATGAAGGAGTTAGGATTGGAGGAAATGGAATGAGCAGAAAAAATGGGAAAACAACAGAAAAGCAGATCATAATTGTGGAAAGCCAGGAGGGAAAAACTTTAACGAAGAAACTTCTGGCCAGACTGAAAAAGTATTATGAATTATTAAAAGATAATAATGGAGGAAAATGTGAAGTCCCAGATTGTAAACACTGTCCCTTTCCACCATGTGAAACAGAGGAGTAAGTTTTTAGATGGCTAAAACAAACAAAATTGTAGCGGAAGGGGTACAGACAGATTATACCAGTGTTATTGTAAGCTATTCGAACGGAATTGACAGCACAGGGGCATTGTATTGGGCTTTAAAGGAATTTCCAAAAGAAAAGATCTTTCTTTTGTATTGTGACACAGGCTTTGAATATCCAGAAAACACCAGAATGTTTTATAAGACAGCTGTTCTTTTAGGAGTAACCCCCATTTTGCTGCAGCATCCCAAGGGATTTCTTGACCTGCTACTGGAAGAAAGGATGAAATGGCCGGATATGAAGAACCGGTGGTGTACTGCGTATTTAAAAACGGGTGTAACAGACCATTGGATACGAACCCATAGAGATATTTTGGGTACGAAATGCTTGTTTATATCAGGAGAGCGGCGGGATGAGAGCCGGAGCCGTGCAAAATTACCGGAAATAGAATACCACAGTACAACGCTATGGACAAAGAGAAAAGGGGAGTTCATTTGTCACTGGTTTCGTCCATGTTTAGATTATGAAAAAGGAAAGATGTTTGAAATGGGGAGAAAATTATATTTGGAGCCTCATTTCTGTTATGAGTACTTAGGGAGATGCTCTTGTATGGCCTGTATGTTTATGAGTGACCAACATGCGATTGAGAACATAAAAAGATACCCAGAGCAGATATGGCCGTATATCCAGGCAGAGATCAAGTTGGCCCATACATGGAAAAGTAAAAAAAGCCTAGAAGAACTATGGGGGCAATGTCTGGACATGGATGATGTAGAGGGAAATGAAGATTTAGGAAAAAACGACGGGGGAATATCCAAGGAACGGAAAACGAATATTAGCAGAGGAGGATGATTCATGGCAGGAGCATCAAGAAAGGATACAGTAGTGGGTATGCGGGGCTTACTGCAGTAGAAAAGTGTATATTTGGAAAGGAAGCGGTTAACCGGCTATTTAATTAAACTGAAATTTTATGGAGGATATATGGACATAGAAAAGGTTTTTGGAGCAGTATTAGACCAGGAATTAAGGACAGTATTGGAATCCGTTTTATTGGAACGGTATGCTGGATTAAGAAGAAAGCAGGAAACAGGCCAGGATCAGAGAATAATAGAATACGGCCAGACAGTAGAAAGGATGGTGCGGAAGTATTATTCCAGCAACCATGAGGAATGTGAGAAATTTTTAAATGGATTGGCAGAATGTGAAGATAAGGAAAGGGAAAATCTTTACCTGTATGGAATCAGGGATGGGATTAAATTTATGAAGCTGGTTGCTATGGTTTAATGAGGGGGAGAAAAACTCTTGTACAATGAGGATTTAATAAATGATGAAAAATGAAAAAAGATACCCTCCGCAACAGGCACGTAAACAGAGGGCATCAGACAAGCGTCTAAAAATATAATACCTTATATTTTAAAGAAATGCAAGCATTTTTTCTCCGTCCGGTATCAAATCTGGCAGCCGTCAGAAGGCGCGGAGGAATTAACCAACACTTAAAAGCAGGGAGGTGATAAAGATTTATGGAAGGGATTGCTAATATCCGGCTAACTGTAGAGGAGTATGCCCAGTTACGTGGGTGTACCATTCAATATGTTCGGAGATTATGTTCTGAAAATAAGATAGAATATGAAGTTACTGAGAAAACCCGCGGTGGCCGCAGAGGCATCTCCTATCGGATTCCCCTGTCCGGTCTCCCAGACAAAGAAATCCGGCGTTATCTACGGAAGCTGGACAAGGAGAAACGCAGACAGGAGGCAGCTTTCTCCCCGGAGCCGGAGAGCTCTCCGCCGATTCGACTGGACTATGAGCGCCTTTCTGCAGCAGAACGCCAGGAGCTGAACCGGAAGAACAAGATACTGGATGACTGGATTGCCTACCGATATGAGGAAAAGCGCAGGGGCAAAAGCCTGGCAGAGGCGGATGCCAATTACGTCCGGATCCTCCAACTACAGTATCCGGACATGCCCATGAGCCTGCGTACCATCCGCCGATGGGACGAGGCCCGGAGGAAATCCGGGGAGGCCGCCCTGGTGGACAGCCGGGGCCGGCATGGAAGCCATCCCAAAAAGATGAAAAAGGAAGTGTATGACCTGTTTGAGTATTACTACCTGGATGAAAGCCGCAAGGCGGCTACGCTCTGCATCCAGCTGGCAAAGCTGGAGCTGAAAAAGACCGGGCGCACGGAGCTGCTGCAGGATCTGCCTTCTGAGCGGACCTTCCTGCGGTGGGCGGAGGCGACGATCCCGCCGGCCGTGCTGCAGTATTACCGTTATGGAGAAAAGGCTTGCCGGGACAAGTGCCTTCCCTACATACACAGAAGCTATGATGACCTGTACAGCAATGACATCTGGGTATCGGATAACCATACCTTTGACCTGTTTGTTTTGGAGGACGGAAAGCCGCTGCGGGTTTATTTAACCGGTTTTTTAGATATCCGGAGCCGCAAGATGGTTGGCTGGCACGTAACCCTGAATCCTTCTGCAGACGCGACCATGTATGCGCTGCGGCGGGGGATCGAATATTATGGGATTCCAAAACGGATCCTCTCTGATAACGGCCGGGAGTTCCTGACTTTTGACCTGGGCGGGCGCGGGTTTCGGAAAAAGCCAAAGAACAGTGAGCTGGATCCGGAGACGATAATGTCCCGGTTAGGAATTGACTTCCACACGGCCCTGGTGCGTAATGCAAGGGCAAAGATCATTGAGCGGACATTTCTGACCGTGAAGGAGGAGTTTTCCAAACTCTTTGACCACTACACCGGAGGCAATACCCAAGAACGGCCGGAACGGCTGAAGAAGCTGATGAAAGAAACCGGGAAAATGAGTGTGCTGGAGGATTTTGCCGGGTTTGTGGATACCTGGATTGCCGGGTATTATAACAAGCGGCCCAGCAATGCTTTCGGGATGCGGGGGATGACGCCGGACCAGGCGTTTGCTAAATACCTGGTGGAACAGCGGAAGGCTCCCGAGGAGGAGCTGAACCTGATGCTTTTGAGGAGCACGCGCCTCCAGAAGGTGCGGAGGGACGGGGTAAAGCTGCGGTTTTATGAAAAGGATATTTGGTTTGTATCGGATGAACTAGTATACAGTCATTTAGGGGATCCGGTATTTGTCCGATACAACCCAGATGACCTGTCTGGAGTCAGGATTTACGACCAGGATGAACGTTTCCTGATGGAAGTGCCGCAGGATGGCCAGATCAGTTATTTTGCCTCCAAGGAGGATGTGGCAGCCAAGATGCACGAGAAGCGGCGCCTAGAAAGTGTGGTCAAGTCTTACAAGAAGCAGAAGGGCATCCAGGCTACCGATGCGCTGGAGCTGGTGATGGGGCTGGCGGAACAGAACCTTCGGGATAATCCAGAGGAGCTGGATCCAGATATCATCCGGATCATCCGATCCCCGGAATTTGAGGAAAACATGCAGACCATCCAGCAGGCTGTAGGCGGGGATACGATTGACTGGTCCATTGCCAACCAGCGGATCCGGGCCTTCCAGAACCGGCAGGAAGGGGATTAAGTGTATTTAAGCCGGTGTGCAACAGCCGGCAGGAGATTGGGCATTCAATAAGGCCATCCAAAAATAAGAGGAGGACAAGCGTATGCAAGAACAACAGGCAAGAGAATCTATAATCCAGTACCGGGACATGTCAGGAAAATCCCAGAGTGAGATTGCCAAGGAATTAGGAATCAGCTCCGGGCAGTTATCTGCATTTATCAGTGGGACCTATAAGGCTCCCCACACGGTGGTCCCTAAGATTGAGGCGCTGCTGCAGCGGAACGAGAGCCAAAAGCTTGCGCCAAAGACCCCGCCTTTTGCGGAGACCACAGTGAGCAGGCAGGTGATGGATGCGATTGAATACTGCCATTTACAGGGAAAGATCGGGGTGATCTATGGGGACGCGGGGATTGGGAAAACTATGGGGATCCGCCAGTACTGTGAAAGAAACCCTATGGCAATCCTGATCACAGTCTCCCCAGCGTTTGCCACTATGAGCGGGGTAAATGACCTTTTGTCGGAGCAGATCGGCATCCGGGAGAAAAATGCCAGAAGGATCTACCTTGAGATGGTAAACCGGCTGAAAGGCTCCGGGCGGGTAATCATTATTGACGAGGCCCAGCATCTGACAAAGAAGACTTTAGAGCATCTTAGGAGCATTTCCGATGAAACCGGAGTGGGGATCTGCTTTGTTGGTAATGAGGAGGTTTACAGCCGTTTAAAGGGAAGTGGGAAGGCAGACTTTGCCCAGATCTTTTCCCGTATTGCCATCCGCAGGCCGGTACTTCTAGGAAGCATAAAACGAGTTGATATAGAGAAAATCTTTTTCGGAGCCGGTTTGGATGAAGAAAGCATAGATTTTTTATGTAAGATTGCTAAAACCCGGTACGGGATCCGGGGCGCCGTAAATGTGTATGTGGCTGCTGCTGCTTTGTTTGGGAAGGTGGATTCCGGGGCAATCGTCCGAGTTGCCCGGGAAATGAATATCGGGTAAAGAGGAGGATAGGTAATGAAAGAGGTATTGTTTGAGATATTTGGTGTAACCGGGATTGTGCTTATGGTCTTTGCCATGTTTGCCAGTATTCTGTATCTGGCCCGGTGCATGGTAGCCGATACGGCGGATTTTTATGATTATTTTCAACACCGCACAGAATTTCAGATGTGGAAATGGGTGAAGGAGCGGGAGGAAGGGGAAGCTTTGGAAATCCAGGAACAACGCTGTTTGGAAAAACTGAAGGAGATCCGCAGGGAAAAAATCCGGAGGGACGGGAGGCGGCCGGCCATGCGGGTGTATACCTTTATTATTTCATCCGGATATGGCAGAAACCGTTATGATTAGGGGATCCGGATCCCCGCCTTAATGCAGCCAGAGACGGTCCACAGCCCGTGAAATGCAGATGGAGGAAAATAAAAGAAAGGAGGGGCTGCTTATGAAGCATACGAAACGGATTACCAGCCATGGGTCGGTCAGCATCCCGATAGCGCTCCGGCGTGATCTTGGAATCCAGGAAAGGGATGCCATGGACCTGGAAGTGGATCCACAGGGAAGGATTATTTTGCAGCCGCATGTACCCCGCTGCTGTTTTTGTGGGGAAGAAGAACCTACAGCATCGGTGTCCGGCAGGCGGATCTGCAGGGACTGCTGCCGGAAAGCCCTTTTGATATTGGAGCGAGGTGAAACATAATGGAAAAGATGCAGGAACTGAAGGACCGTCCGGTAGCTTCCATGAATTTAAAGGAGCTTCCGGTGGAGGAGCTGGTGGACCTGGCAGCGGCCAAGAAGATCAAGGTGGATTTTGCCAAAGCGGAGCTGGATGTGATCAGCGCGGAGATCCAGAACCGGGCGGTTGCCTTCCAGGAGGACCGGCATATCAAGTTTACGGAATGGGCGGGAAGCGGGAAAGCGCTGGCATCCGTGGCAGTGGCACAGAAATTTGACATCTTAAACTACTTTAAGCTGAAAGAGCTGTTAGGCGCGGAGCTGGTGGGAGAAAAAGTGCGCGTAAAGCCTGCCGAAATCAAATATGACATTGACGATGCCTTTAAGCGGGCATTAACGGCAGTGATCCTGGATGACTATGAGCGGGGGATGACAATCCCGGAGGTGGTGGAGAAGTCCGGCTGGTGCGCGGAGGATCCAAAGAAAAAAACAGCCCTGTTAAAAAAGTTAAAGGGCGACTATAAGAAGGATAAAAAAGCCGTCCTGGATGCCTTAAACATGCAGGAAAATGAAATCAACATTGACGAGGAACTGTACCTGATCTATCAGATCCAGAACTGGAAGCTGATTTTAGCATTTTTCGAAGAGGCTACCTTTGAGAAAACGGCGGAATCCATTAAGCGGTGTATCCTGGTGGATGAGACGGTTAAGATCGGCCTCCGGGCCGGATGAGGGAGGTGGAATGATGAACCCGGCATCAGCAGCACAGAAACGGAAGATTTTTGCATTGGCTAAAAAGAACGGCATGGACAATGACCTGCTGCACGCCTATGTTTGTGCATTGGTAAAAAAAGAAAGCTTGTCCAAGCTTACGATTCTGGAAGCCATCCAGGTGATCGATGGGCTGTCCGGAAAAGAGGTGCGGTCCATCAGGCCCTGGACGGATGCCATGTCCCAGGCCCAGCGGGGATATCTTTTAAGCCTGGCCAGACGGCTGGGCTGGGTGGATGAGGCAGGGCGCCCGGATGAGGAGCGGCTGAACGGATTCTGCAGGAAGCAGCAGGATACCCTGTACTGGACCGGCCTGACCCGGTCAAAGGCGTGCAAGGTGATTGAAGCCTTAAAGGCAATGGCGGAAAGGGGGTGCAAGGCGGAAGAAAAGCAGTCATAACCAGGGGGAGGGGAAAGAGAAAAAGCAGTACAAAAATATAGAAAAAACGGAGGAGCATACCATGAAAAAGAGGATTTTATTTATCGCAGGGCACGGCCAGGGAGACCCGGGAGCCTGCAGCACCATGAACGGAGTATCATATCAGGAGTATTTATATACCAGAGAACTGGTAAACCTGCTGGCAGGATGCTTTGGCCAGGCAGATGCAGAAATTACCGTGTATGACCAGGCGAAGAACTGCTATAAGCAGAATAAGGCAGGGACCGGCCCTGATTTTAAAGCTTATGATTATATTTTTGAAGTTCATTTCAATGCCAAGGTACATGGAGACGGGATGATGGATGGAAAGTTTACCGGGATCGGTTTTTACCTGCATACCGGCATCCATGGGGTATCGGTGGAACAGCGGATTCTGAAAAACGTGGTTTCCCTGGGGTTTAAGCAGTGGGGAGACGGGATCTTCTATACCTCCGGCCTGTTAAACTGCAACGTGGCTTATCGGGCCGGTGTGGACTATGCCCTTTTAGAGACGGCGTTTATCGATGATCTGGATGACATGTCCTGGTATAACGCCCACAAACGGGAGGTAGCCCAGGCGGTGGCCGACGGGATTATGGATGGGTTTGGGATCCGCAAGGTGCAGGAAGGCATTCCCCAGGCACCGACTGCTTCGGGCTGGCAGCGCGACGAGACAGGCTGGTGGTATTTAGACCAAGATGGAAAATACCCCCGGAATGGCTGGAAGAAGATTGGCGGGCGCTGGTACCTGTTTGACCGGGCTGGATACATGCTCAAAGGGCTGCAGGCTGTGGATGGAAAGCTGTATTACCTGCATGAAGGACCAGGAGCGGATGAGGGAGCCCTGATGGGGACGGATGAGGATGGGGCACTGACCGTATTCTGGGACGAAGAATAACGCCTAAAAGCAGGAAAGGAGGTGGCGGCATATGGGGCAGGAAGGGCTTTCCCTAGAGGATCTGCAGGAGCAGCACAGGAGTTATGCAGAGATTATAGGTATTGAAAGGCTGCTGGAGCTGGCAAAGGCATACGGAGGAACCCAGATTTACATACCGAAACCGGAAGAACTTTTAAAGAACCGGAAATATAAAGCCATCTCCGAAGAATTTGACGGTACGAACATTAAACAGTTAGCGAAGAAATACCAGGTTTCGGAATCCACGGTCTACCGGCTGGTTCGGGACCAGATTGTGAAGGCAGCCTCCCGGCAGATCCCCGGGCAGTATAATCTTTCCGAGTATCTTTAACCTCTGGTCAAGCGCTTTTTTTAGGATTTTATGGATTGTCAAAAAAAGTGTCACAGACAACGTACTTGACAGAGCTTTTATGGTAAGATTCCCTTACAGGCAGGAAAGGTCCTGGAAGGGAATTTTTTTATTGGAAAAGGAAGGTGGAAAACATGATGAGGGAAATGCTGACGGATGTGGCAGCCACAACGGCTATGGCGGTATTTACGGTAGGATTTTGTATCCTCTGCCGGAATGTCCAGGTGGCTGCCGGGAACTGGCTGGACAAGATGAGGGATGAGGCTGAGAATGAGAACCAGGAGATTACAGTCCGGATGTTTGAAATGGCCAGCCAGCTGCTGAGCGGGATTACCTATAACGCGGTGGCAGCTATGGAGCAGACAAAGGCTAAGGAAATCCGGGAACGGGTAAAAGCGGGCTTGGAAGACAGGGACGCCCTGAAGATTTTGGCCAAGGATGTGCTGTATGGCGTAAAAGCGCAACTGACCCCAGACATTACAGAAACCCTGGAACGGTACATTGCGGATTTGGATGCCTATATTGCAGACCAGATCGAGGCATACCTGATCGGGATCAAGCAGCTTCCAGAGTCCCGGCTGATTGGGGTATCCACAGGAGAAATTATGGAAAGAAGTGCAGAAAGCCTTGCCATCTCTCTGGAGGAAGGGGAGGGGTGAGGAAAGGATGGGGATCAGCGAGATATTGGAAATGATGCAGAGTGTCGGCCTGCAGTCAGCGCTGCTCATTCTGTTTGTGGCTTATTTTTTAAAGCGGGATAAAGACAGGGAGGATTCCCTGGTGGATGAAAAGTGCAAAAACCGGGAAGAAGCAAAAAAGCAGAAGGAGGAGATCAGCAAGGAGCTGGAGAATGCGAAATCCCAGTTCCGTGAGAAAGAGGCTTTGCTGATGTCAGAGAATGCCAAGAGGGAAGAACTGATCCGCAGGGAATCGGACAAACGGGAGCTGCTTTTAAAGGAGGAAGCCGAGAAGCGGGAAAATGCTTTGATGTCCCAGTTAAACAGCACCAGTGAGACTATGAAGGAAATCAGCCGTTCCATGGACGGGATCAATCGTTCCATGGACGGGATCAACCGGACGATTGAGGGGATGTTAGGACGGATGGAGCGTTTGGAGGAAAAATTGGAACTGAGGTGATAAAGGGATGGAAATGGGCCGGTCGGCATTGGAGATCATTAAGACGAAGCAGTTACGAGGGAATATCATCGAAACCTTGTACCGGTATTACGGTGAGGATATCAGCCTGTCCGTTTTGAAGGCATCCCTGCCGCTGTCCGGGCTGCTGACCGACGCCGGGATCAAATCCGCGCTTTATTACTTGGGCGGCAGGGAAAAGGAGTTTGTCCATGTCGTCATCAATAAAAATAATTACATGGATTCCCTGATCTGGCTGACGCCCCGGGGCGTGAACCTGGCAGAAGGGGATCTGGAAGATGTGGGGGTAGTGATTGATGGCTGATTTTATAAAAACAGTGGAAAACCAGGTGATCCGGAACCAGCTTTTAGAGCTTTTACGTCAGGCAGGCCCCAATGGGGCAAGTGAGAAGGTGATCCGGATGGCTATGAAAAAGGCCGGGAGCCGGGCAGAACCGGAACGGATTCAGGAGCAGATTTTTTATCTGGAGAGAAAAGGGCTGGTCTGGAAGGCCGAATGCAAGAATCAGGCCCTGGGAATTGATATGAATGTTTATATCCTTACCTCAGACGGGATCGACGTTCTGGAAGGGACCCGGGAGGAACCTGGGATTGGAGTGGGGGATGGATAAGAACCGGGCTCATGGAAAAATTGACAGTTTACCGGCAAAGGTCCGGGAGGATGTGGAACAGCAGCTGATGGATGGGCAGACGTATGAATCTATTTCCAAAGATTTAAAGGAACAGGGCTATGATATTCATGCCAGCAGTGTGGGAAGATACGGCAGGCGGTATCTGAAGAAATTTGAATCTGTGCGGGTGGCACAGCAGTTTGCCAAGCTGCTGGCGGAGGATAACGTGGAACGTCCGCCCACGGAGATCCATGAGGCTAATAACATGATCCTGAATCAGATCATTATGGAGACATTGATGGACGATGAGCTGGATGCGGCAGGCATGGGCAAGGCAGCCAATGCGGTAGCCACTTTGCAGCGGGCACAGGTGCAGAATGAGAAACTGAAGATGGATGCCAGAAGGGAAGCCGGGGCAGTCCATACGGCCATGAACCTGTTAAAAGACAAGGTATTTATGGAGATTGCCCAGAGCCATCCGGATGTGGCGGACGTCCTGATCCGGTTGGCGGAACAGACGGAGCAGGAGATGGAGAAGATTACATAACGAGGCCGTAAAGGTGGTTTTCTGGTCTAATGAAGGACAGTGGCACCGGAATGTTTTAAACGGAAATTTAAGCCAGTTAAACAGGTTTTAAACGGTATTGAGTGGGAGGTACACGGAAAGGTGTGCAGCCTGTGTTCATGCCCAAACGGGATCCGACAAAAATGGGAAGCAGGAAGCAGGTGAGGAAGATGGGATCCGGATGGAGGAAGAAGGCAGAGGGCCTTTTTTTTAATGAGGGAAAGAGTATTGTAGAAATGGAAAAGGAGCTTAAAATCTCCCGGAAAACCCTGTCCGGATTTTTAAAGGGCTGCCCCGGATACCAGGAGGAGCGGGAAAGAAGGAAGCGGGAGCATGCGGCACTGCGGCCGGCATACAAGCGGGAATGGGATCGGAAACACCGGTCCTTTTCGGCAGGGGCCGTGACTGGGGAGACGCTGCGCCGGGAACATGATCTGGCAGCTCTGGAGCTTTCTCGGGAAAGGTACCGGTGAGGGAATGGGAGGATTCAGTGAGTTTGCCCGGGAATACCGGATGCGGGATGCCGGGCTTAAAGGGAAGGATGATTCCCCTCTGTCTGTCCGACAGCGGAAGATTGAAGAAGGCAGGAGAAATTTCCGTACCTACTGCAACCTGCGTAATCCGGATTTTTTCTGTCCGGAGCGGATCTATCAGGACGATATCTGCCGGACGATGCAGGCCGCTTATGAGAAACGGTTAATCAATAAAAATACCGGCAAGCCTTATGACATCCTGATTATAAATGAGCCGCCTGGTTTCGGGAAATCCTACACGGCCAGTACCTTTATTACTTGGGTATATGGCCAGAACCCGAAAACCCAGGTAATTAGTGTTTCCTATAACCAGACGCTCTCTCTGACCTTTAGCAAAACGATCCGGGAGGCCATCAACGATAAGGAAATCGAAGGGGATCCGGATTATTTTACAGTGGGGAGCTTTTTTCCCGGAGTAAAGATTAAGTATGGGGATGGGGCGATGGAACGGTGGAGCCTGGAAGGGTCGTATATGAGCTATCTGGCAACCTCCTTTGACGGTTCCATTACAGGTATGAGAGGCCATATCGGAATCATTGATGATCCGATTAAGAATGATAAGGAAGCCGTCAACGATAACCGGAAAGAGGAGATATGGAACTTTTATAAAAATACCTTCCAGTCTAGGATGCTTTCAGGAGCCCTAGTGATTGTGATTCAGACCCGGTGGGCTACAGATGACCTGGCGGGACGCCTCCTGGCCCAGTTTCCAGAACGGTGCTACGAACTGAAACTGTCCGCTTTAGACGGGGAGGGGCGCAGCATCTGTGAGGATCTGTATTCCACGGAGGATCTGCAGATGAAGAAAGCAATGCTGGATGAGCACATCTGGCTTGCTAACTATGAGCAGGTGCCTGTAGACAAAAAGGGAGCGTTGTATGGAATATTTAAAACCTATGATGTCATCGATCCGGATAAGGTGGAAAGGGTTATTAACTATACAGATACCGCGGATGAAGGGACGGATTATCTGTGCAGTATATCAGCAGATGTGATTACAGGCTATGGCTATGTGAAGGATGTGTATTATACAGATGCGGCTATGGAAGAAACGGAGCCGGAGACAGCAAGGCGCCTGCAGCTTTTCGGAGTAAGGGAGTCGCTGATTGAAAGCAACAACGGCGGCCGGGGATTTGCAAGAAATGTGATCCGGATTCTAAAAAAGTTAAAATGTTACCGCTGCATGGTGACCTGGTTTACCCAAAGTAAGAATAAGCGGACCCGGATTCTTGTAAATGCCACTAATGTGATGGAGCAGGTTATTATGCCGGAAGGCTGGGAGAAAAAATGGCCAGAGTTTGCCCAACATGTAAAGAAATACCAGAGGAAGGGGAAGAACGACCACGATGATGCGGAAGATTGCCTTACCGGCCTGGTGGAAATGATCAACGGGGAAGTAAAGGGTAAGAAGAAAGCCCGGCTGGGGAAAAAGGACCGGCTGGGGATGTAGGCAGGTGGAAAGATGTATAAGTTTTCGATTGAGCAGGTACTGGACGAAAAATTCCTGACACGCCTGGTGGAGAAGTTCCGGGTTCGGGAAATCCCGGAGTATGACCGCCTGGACCGTTATTATTCTTCCAAGAATGATACGATCCGGAACCGGAGCATGAAGTCCGGGAAACCAAACAATAAGATCATCCATGGATTTTCCCGTTATATCTCTAACATGGCCACCAGTTATTTTATGGGCAAGCCCATTCGCTACCAGGTGGAGGATGAGGAATACCACGAGGCCATTCAGGGCTATTTAAAGGATACCTATAATTACAACTATGAAATCAGCAAGGCAGCCAGTAAAAAGGGGATTGCGTTTGAAATTTTGTATGTCAATGAAAAAAGTGAGCTGAGGAGCAGGAAATATGAGGCCCAGGAGATCCTTCCAGTTTATTCGCCCCGTTCGGATGAGTTTTTAGAGTGTGCCATCCACCTTTGGGAAAATCGTGATCTGAATGGAAACCTGCTGCTTGATGGGGCAGATGTGTATGATAAAACCGATATCTGGAGCTTTAGGAGAAAAAATAAGGCAACACTATACGAGCTTTATGAGGTTATTCCCCATTATCTGTCTGATGTGCCGGTGGTCGTTTATTGGAATAATGAGGAGCAGACCGGGGACTATGAATGCGTGATCCCGGAGATTGATGCTTATGATAAAGCCCAGTCCAACACGGCAAATGATAAGGATTATTTTACGGATGCGTATCTGATCATTAAAGGGGCAGGAGGGGGATTTACGGATGAGGAAGGCAATGAGATCCCCCAGAGCGAGGCGGAACGGAACCTGCGGAACAGCCGGGTGATGTTTTTTGACGATAACGGGGATGCCAAGTTTTTGGTAAAGCAGACGGACGGGAGCCAGGATGAGGCTTATAAGGACCGGATTTTCCGGGATATCTTTTTTATCAGCCAGGTTCCGGCCATGACGGATGAAAGCTTTTCCGGCGACCTGTCCGGGATTGCCATCCGCTACAAACTGATCGGGCTGGAGCAGCTGGCAATTATGAAGGAAAACAAGTTCCGTCTGGCTGTACAGAAAAAGATCAAGCTGGTGAATGACTGGATCAACCTGAAAAAATCCCGAAATTATGACCCTTCCCTAGTGCAGCAGATTTATGAGCGAAATTTCATTGACAATGATACGGAGAAAATAGAAAATGCAGGGAAGGCGGAAGGGATGGTGAGCAAAGAGACCCAGCTTTCCATGCTCCCTTCCAGCGTGGTGCCGGATATAAAGGAGGAGTTGGAGAGGATCAAAGAGGAAAAAGGAAAGGAGGAGTTTGGCTATGAGGATTTGGAAGAGGAGGATGAAACATGACCTCTCGGGAAAAGGAGGAGCGATACTGGGAAAAGCGCCGCCTGGCGGATAAGAAAAGAAGTATCAACCGGGCGGAAAAGGATATTAACCGACAGATCCGGCAAATGTATCAGGAAGCAATGGATGAGATCCGAACAGATATAGAAAATTTATATAAAACCTTTGCGGATCAGGAAAAAATCACCCTTCAGGAAGCAAAAAAACGGCTGTCAAAGGTGGATTTTAAAGAAGTGGATTTTAACAGTATGATCCGGAAAACGGCAGAAATCCAAAAGAAGCTGAAAACGGAGAGGTTCCCAGATGATCTTGCTGCTGCCATAGAAAAAAAGCTTCAGGAGCAGGAAAAGCACTTGAAGGTGTTATCCAGGAGAGGCTATCTTACCCATCTGGAGCTGATGCAGGCACAAATCGAGAGGATAGTCCTGGAGGTGGGCAATGAACAGCAGATAAACCTGTATCAGCTTTTGGATGAGGAATATCGGGACGGATATTTCCGAGGGATCTTTAACCAGCAGCAATGGTTAGGGGTGGGGAAGGATTTTGTTTCCCCGGATCCGGCTGCCGTCCAACAGGCGGTAATGCAGAGCTGGGCAAAAGAACATTTTTCGGACCGGATCTGGGGCGGGGTGGATAAGCTGAGCCAGGAGCTGAAAGAAAGTCTAACGGTCGGCCTGATCCGGGGAGAAGGTGTAAAGGAGATGACAAAGCGCCTGACCCGACGGGTAGAGGTATCGGCCAGCAATGCAAGGCGCCTGGTACGGACGGAAAGCGCCTATATCCATGAGAAGGCGACATTGGATGCATTTAAGGAGTGCGGGATCGCCCGGTACCGGTTTTTAGCAACCTTAGACCGGAGAACCAGTAAAACCTGCCAGGAGATGGACGGGAAAGATTTTGCTATAGAACAAGCCCAGGCAGGGAAGAACTATCCGCCCATGCATCCCAACTGCAGGAGCACAGTGGTGCCACATCGGCAGGAGGTAACCAAACGTGCGGCAAGGACGGCGTCTGGAAAGTATTATACTGTTCCTGACAGCATGACTTATCGGGAATGGTATAATGGTCTGTCGGAGACGGAAAAAGGAAAGATGGCTCTGCAAAACCGGAAGGATGGGAATCGAAAAACCGATCAGGAGCAGCACAAGCGTTATAAAAAGGTATTGGGGGAAGCAGCCGGAAGCTTCCGTGAGTTTGTCACAAAGAAATATGAAGATCCGGAAGGGTATGAGTGGCTGAAACAGCAGTACCATGAGACAAACTATGTTAACCAGTTTAAGCAGCGTCTGGCGGAAGGGAAGGTGAATACCCGGATCCAGAAAGCCAAGCAGCTGGAACATACCCAAGGAACAAAAAGCCTTCAAAACCGGATGAAACAGGCATTTAAAAGCCAGAGGGATCCAACATTGCCCAGAGAAAAAAAGCAGACACCACAGTCATATCTATATAAGCAAATCAATGCACAGGAGCTTGTGAACCGGTATGCAGGAAAAGGGCTGATTACCTATCGGCAGGGGTCTGGAACCGTGCGGGAATGGATTACCGTTGAAAAACCGATAGGAAGATGTTACAATCAAGGCACCGGACGGTATGAAGAAACCCACCGGGTTTGCATTATATATCATGAAAGAAAAGGAACCCATGTGTTCCCGGTAAAGGAGAAATGACATGTATTGGACCTATGAACTGAATGTGCTGTGCGGCTTGGACAAGCGGGCCCACGTGCGAATGAAAAATGGGGAAGAATTTGACTGTATTCCGGACAGCCTGGTTTATGATGATGATGACAGTGAGATCATGGCGGTGAGGCAGTTGCCATCAGAGAGGATGCGTTTGCTTCCGGAAGATAAGATTGAGAGTGTTACAGAAATCGAATAAGAGATAACTACACAGACAAAAAGAGATTGCATGAAGATGCAGTCTTTTTTAATTGGAAAAAAGGAAGGAGGAGACCAGTGAACGAGAATATAAACAATGTCCAGGAGGCCGCAGCTAAGGAAAAAAGCATAGTAAATGGGAATGGGCAAGGGGCTGTGGCGGAAGCAGCCAGAGAGGAAAAGGAGATGCCCAATCAAGGAGCTGCGTCAGAAACCCTGGATACAGGGCAGGGCATTGAAGGGAATCCGGTTGAAAGTCAGGAAAAGAGGGTTCTCCAGGAGGAACAGGAGCCAGTGGAGGAGACAGGAAAAGATAATCCTTCTTCGGGAAAGAAGCTCTCGGATGGGCAGGACCAGGAATCCCGTGAAGCAGAGCTTCAGAAACGGGAGGAAAGACTGGCCAGGCGGGAGCTGGAGCTGGACGCGAAAGCAATCCTTAAGGAAAAAGGAATTTCAGAGGCAATGCTTCCTTACCTGATCCGGGAAAACCGGGAGGAAACCGAGAAGTGTATTGAAGCCTACAAGGCTGCTGCAGACGCAGAGCTGAAGGCACGGCTGGATGAGCGGCTGGTGGGAAAAACACCGCCGCAGCCGGCCGGGCAGATAAGCGAAGGGGATCGTACAACTGCGGATGTATTTGCATCTGCACTAAGAGGATAGGAGGAAAGAAAGATGGCATTAAACACGATTGAAACACGGCAGGTATTTCAGACAGAGCTGGATAAGCAGATGATGGAAGGATTGACATCCAGCTTTATGGATGCTAATGCCGGACAGGTGATTTATAACGGCGGATCTGAGGTAAAGATCCCCAAAATGTCCCTCACCGGCCTGAAAGACTACAGCCGGGGGGACGGGTATCCCAGCGGCAGTATTACCCTGGAATATGAAACCCGCATTATGAAAATGGACCGGGGTGTATCCTTCCAGATCGATGCTATGGAGGTGGATGAGAGTAATTTTGTGGTAACGGCCGGGACGGTCCTGGGAGAGTTTCAGCGGACAAAGGTGATCCCGGAAGTGGATGCCTACCGATATTCCACGGTTGCGGAGCTGGCAAAAGGAAATGCCGTCATTGCCGCAGTTACGGAAGCAAATGTCTATAAACTGTTGATCAAGGACATCTCGGCTGTGCAGGATAGGGTCGGGGAATCCACCCCGTTAATCTGCTGTATGTCGGGAACCGCAAAAGGATTTTTAAATGCTTCCACGGAATTTAATAAAAACATCGAAGTAACAGAATTTAAACGGGGAGAGATCACCACGAAGGTCCGCGTGGTAAACGGAGTGCCCATCCTGACCGTCCCATCTGACCGGATGTACCATAAATATATATTTAAGCCGGGAAATTTAGAAAATCCTGCCGAAAGCGGGTTTGAAAAGGCAGAAGGAGCCGAGCTGACAGATTGGATTATCATGCCGGTAGCGGCAGCGATTGCCGTCTGCAAACAGGATAAGGGAAAGATCATTGACCCGGATACCAACCAGAAGGCGGATGCCTGGTTTATCGGATACCGGAAGTACCATGATGTATGGGTAAAAGACAGCCAGATTAAGGCCATTCTGCCTCATTATGGAAAGCAGCCGGCCTGGGAAATTAGGAACCAGGAGGATTAGATTGAAGGCGGAGGAACCATATAACGGATGGAAATACTGGAAGCGGTAAAACAATTGGCAGGAATTGAGACAAAGGAGCAGGATGGTGTGCTGCAGCTGATGATTGAGGATGCATCGGCTGCGGTACGGGATTACTGCAATCGGAAGGATTGCCCGCCGGAGCTTGCCTATGTAGTCCGGGAAATAGTTTTGGACCATTATCGGCTAGAAAACGAGGATCCTGTGGCAAGCATTAAACGCGGAGATACACAAATCAGTTACCAGAATACGATCACCAAAGACCAGTTTACCCCCCGCCAACGGGATGCCATGTGTCGTTACCGGCTGGTGAAGGTAATTTAAAATAGGAGAAAAGGAAATGAATGCAAAAACAAGGATGCAGTATCTGCATCGAAATTTGAGAAAAGGGCCATCCCGGGAAGGAAAGAGGGCTGAGAAGGAAGATGAAAAGAAACCAGATGAGGGAAGCAAAGACCCTTGCAAAAACCTATTATGACCGGCTGGATGTCTACCGTTATCAATTAATAAAGGATGGGGACAGTGGGGAGACGCGGCAGAAAAAAATCCTGGTCTACAAAAACCAGAAATGTGCGGTTAGTATGTCTGGGAATGAAGCTCCGGAACGGGGGACTGTAGTAGATGATTCCTCCAGTACCTATACCTTGTTTACAGACCCGGAAATCCGGATGCAGGAGAACGACCTGGTGGTAATCCGGACATTTTCCGGCCAAATTTACGAAGGCCGGACCGGGAAAACCTATGTAGCTATCAGCCATGGGGAGACATCGTTAAAGGTTGATAAAATTGTATAGGGAGGCAGAACATGAAATCCCTGGAGGATTTAGAGAAAGCATTTGAGAAGGGACTGGATGCTTGGCAAAACCGGATTTTTATTCAGGAAGCCAAAAAAATCGGGTTTAATGCAGCCGGGCAGGTGAAAGCACTGACACCGGTAGATACCGGGACATTGCGGCGGCGCTGGACAGTCCGGGTGGATCCGGGAGGAGGCGCCGTTATTATCTGGATTGTAAACAATACCCATTACGGTCCGGCGGTGAATTACGGACACCGGATTGTGAGAGGAAAAAAGACAGTCGGAAAGAAAAAGGGAGTCTACATGTTGGAAAATGGTTTGTACCAGTATAAACGCAGCCTGCTGCAGTCAGACATTCATACCATGTTGGGTGAGCTTCGGAGGTCCTTTTAATGGTGGTTTTAAACGGGATTAAAAGGGCGTTAACCAGGCTGCTCAGTGAAGCTTTTCCGGAAGCGAATCTATTTACCGAGGATATTGAACAGATCGAGGCAGCAGATGGGAAAGCATTTCCCCTGCTCCACTTACAGCTTAACCTGCAGGGCAGTGAACTGGCAATGGGGGCGGATACAAGGGACAAAACGGTATTGATTGATATTACCTATATGGAGGAATCCAGATCCAGAAATCAGACCTTGTATGAAGTCCAGGAGCGGCTGGAATTGGCCATTGGGGGAGGTTTCTTCTGTGGGGACCGGTATCTGCATGTGGAATCAATTCATGGAAACATAGCGGATGATCTGCTGCATGTTACTTTTTCGGTTGCTTTTAATGACGGGATTCCCCAGGCAGGAGAAACCTTTGATTTGTTTGGAGAGTTGGAAGTCAGGATGTAAAAGGAGGATAAAATGAAGATCGGATTACCGGATCTTGTAATGGATTTTACCCAGAAGGCGTCAACCGTGATCGAACGGAGCGCCAGGGGTGTGGTGGTGCTGCTGCTTCATGATGCAACCAAGGAGCAGGCGGTGACGTTATACACCAGCCTGCTGGACGTGGATCCGGGAGACTGGACTGGAGAGAATTATAAATATTTAAAATATGTGTTTAAGGGAAAGCCATCCAAGGTGCTGGCGGTTCGTGGGATTGAAATGGAAGCCGGAGGGGCAGTGGATGTATCTGCCTCAAAAAAGCTGTTTTCCTGCCTGGAATTTGACTGGTTTGCTTTTCCGGAATGCACAGCAGAAGATGCTGCGGCCCTGGGAAGCTTTTTTGATCAGGAAAAGAAAACAAAATACCGGAAGTGGAAAGCGGTACTTCCTAACACAGCTGCGGATTCGGCAGCCGTAGTAAATTTTGCCGCCTCCGGGATATCTATTGTGTGGGATTCTGATTCCGGAGTGGAGGAGGTTACCACAGCCGGGTATACGGCACGGATCGCCGGGATTCTGGCCGGGATATCCCTCACCCAGTCCAGCACTTCTTACATTTTGGATGAAGTGGTGGATATCACCCAGTATGAAGATCCGGATGAGGAGATTGATTCCGGAAAGCTGATCCTGGTGTATGATGGGGAAAAATTTAAGATCGGGCGTGGAGTAACCAGTCTGACCACCGTATCAGAGGAGATGCCGGAGGATTTCAGAAAAATAAAAATCCAGGAAGCTGCGGATATTGTACGGACGGATATCCTCACAACATTCCGCAAGGATTACCAGGGAAAAAGAAATAACACATATGATAACAAGCAGGCGTTTATTGGCGCAGTGACGGTGTACTTAAAAACCTTGGAGGACATATTGATCGACAAGGATGAGGGCTACGAAGTCAGCCTGGATACAGCGGCAACAAAGGCATATCTAGAAGGCCGGGGAAAGGATACTTCAGAAATGACGGATTTGGAAATCCATAAATCTAATACTGGCTCCTATTTTGCGATTGCGGGGAAATGGAAATTTTTAGATGCCATGGAGGATTTCCATATGAATGTCAGTATGTAAAGGAGGGGAAACAAATGGGAGATGTACCAGGTAACCGGTATTTATCCGGATCAGCAGCAGAAGTTTATTATAACGGGCTTAAGATTTTAGGGTGTACAAAAATCAGCATTAAAATTACGGTAAACCGGGAGGAAATCCAGACCGGGCCGGATGTGGACACCAAGATTGTCGGGCTGAAAGGGGAAGGGACGATTTCCGTAACACGCTGCTACAGCGCTTTTGAAGATGTCCGCAAAGCGATTGTGGCAGGTAAGGACCCAAGAGGGACAATCGTTACAAAGCTGGAGGACAAAGATGCAGCAGGCGGGCAGTTAGAACGGTACCAGATCGGCAATGTGGCACTGAATGAGTTTCCCCTGGAATATGAAAAAGGCGCTACAGTAAAAAGTGAGATCCCCTTCGGATTTACCCCGACGGATATGATTAACCTGGATGAAATCAAACAATAAACAATACAAGGAGAAAAAATGGAAAGAGAAAAAGTAATCAATTTTCAGTCGTTTGCCAAGAAGGCAGTGGAAAAGATTGAAGCAAAGAAGAAAATGAGGCGGAAGTCTCTTTATATCGGTGATCTGGAAGAAACCATTGAGATTCGTGCTCTTACTGACCAGGAGATGAGTGATTGCTTTGAATATAGTGAGGATGATTACACCAACGACAAATATACCATGTATTACGCCTCCCCCACTCTGCAGGAGCTGGCCAAGTATATGAAGCAGGAAGGAATGATCCAGAACCATCTGGATGTGTGTGACAGCATCAGTAAGGTGGACCGAAATAAGATTGTTCATGAAATTCTGGCATTATCCGGGGCATTGGGAGAAAGCACGGTAAAGGAGCTGGATGAGGTAAAAAAGTAATAAAAAGTACCCGTAGAGGCTATCTCTATGGGTACTTTTTGGATCGCGGATACCGTCCGGAGGAGCTAGATCAGCTGAATCGGGAAGAAATGCTGGTCTATCTGGCACTGGCGCAGCTGAATGAGGAAAAACGGATAGAAACCATGAAGCAGGCGTTTTTAGAAGCTCTTGCTGAGTTTTACAGCCATTTTGGGAGGTGAGGACGTGGCGGCTACCGAAGTGTTTGGTGGGGCCATCCGACTCCAGGATAATGTTTCCAGCGTGTTAAAGCAGGCGGCGGCATCGTCCAAATCCTTTGCAGCGGAGGTAAAGAAAGCAAAAAGCAGCTTAGCAGCTTTGGAAAAGCAGAAGCTGAAAGAAAAAGAGATTCGGATTAAAAATTCCCAGGCTTATCAAGCAATTGAAGGGGTTAAGAAAAGGCTGAAGCCGTTAAGGGATAAGGTAGTGCAGCTGAAGGCCCGGGAAGAACTGGCTATGGCAAAGATCCGGAAGGTGAAGGATGCCTTGGCTGCAGTCAAGGAAAACAAGGTTATAAATTTTGTGGCAAAAGGGGCAGCCGGGGTGGCCAAGGCGGCCGGAAAGGCAGCTTTGGTCGGGACGGTTGCCGCATTTACGGGTGCAGCTGCCGCCGGTGCGGCTGCTGTCACTGAGGCAGTCAATTTCCAGTCGGAAATGGCGAACGTAGCAACCCTGTTAGATGGGGATGTAAACGCGAAGATTGCTTCCATGGGTTCAGAAGTAAAAAAGGTTTCCGCAGATACCGGGATTTCGGTCCACAACCTTTCTTCCGGATTATACGAAGTAGTGTCTGCGTTTGGAGAATCTGCAGATTCCGCCAAACAACTGGAGATTGCAGCGAAGGCGGCCAAAGCGGGAAATGCAGAGACCGCTGATTCCGTGAAAATGCTGGCGGCTATTACCAAAGGCTACGGGGACACCTCTGCTGTAGCGGTTCAAAAGGCATCTGATCTGGCATTTGTGACAGTGAAATTGGGACAGACCTCGTTCCCGGAACTGGCATCCAGCATGGGACAAGTGGTGCCTTTGGCAGCTACCATGAAGGTGAGCCAGGAAGAACTGTTTGGTGCCATGGCAACCCTGACCGGTGTTACGGGTGGGACGGCAGAAGTTACCACCCAGTTAAAGGCTGTCATGCAGGGGTTTATGTCACCGTCCAAGGAAATGACATCCGCCCTTGAAAAAATGGGCTATTCCTCCGGAGCGGCAGCACTGGAAAGTGAAAGCCTGGGCAGTATCCTCAATAAGCTGAAGGAATCTGTAAACGGGGATGAGGTGGCGTTTGCCTCCATGTTTTCCAGTGTTGAGGCCAAAAATGCAGTGCTGGCCTTGGCCGGAACACAGGCGGATAATTTTGCAGAAAAAACGGAAGCCATGAAATCTGCGACTGGGGCAGCGGATGAGGCATTTAAGCGGCAGACATCTTCCGTAAAAGAAATGGCTGCCAGGATTAAGAACCAGGGCCTTGTGATCCTGATGTCTATGGGGGAAAAGGCGCTCCCTTACCTGGAAGCTGGATTGAAAAAGGTTTCCAACTATATGCCGCAGTTTGAACAGGCTGTATCTGGAGCATTAAATGCTGTGGAACCTTTTTTTTCTGCAGCAGGATCTGCGGTAACTGTTCTATGGGATAACTGGAAGCCAGCACTGGACAGCCTGGGGCCGGTAGTAAGCAATACCATTGAGAACGTATCTGGAACAATTCAAACAGCGTTGCCAGTGGTATCCGGAATCTTTTCTTCTTTGGGTTCTGTAGCTCAGGCAGTTCTTCCTGTGATAGGCGGAATTGTAGAAAGCATGTCAGAAAAAGCTTCCCGTGCGTTTGAGGTGGTAGGAAGCCATACTGGCACATTTCAGACAATCATAGAGGCAGCAGGCCCGGCAATCAGCGGAGCACTCTCAGCAGCCTGGGCTATATGTGGCCCGGTGTTGGATCTGGCAATAGAAGGTTTTAACCTGATGGCATCTGTGGTCGGGTATGCATTCCCTTATATCCAGGGGGTGATATCTTCTGTATGGAGAGCTATTGAACCAGTGATTTCAGCCATTGGTGCAGGAATCGAGGCAGTAGCCGGGGTGTTTAGGAAGGCAGCGGCAGCCATTGGCGTCAGTGCGTCAGATGTAGGCTCCAGCGCTTCCAAGGTGGCGGCGTCTTCTGCAACGGGAAAAGCATCCGGGGCAAAAAGCGTGGGGGCAAATGCTAATGGTACCAGCTATTGGCGGGGAGGATATACAACCATTGCGGAGCATGGGCCGGAATTAGTAGATTTACCCACCGGCTCCAAGGTATACTCCAACTCCCAGACTAACAATATTTTAAACCGGGGACGGGAGGTGAATATTGCAATCCAGAACGTTACTGTGCGGGAGGAGGCTGATATTCAGAAGATTGCGGAGGCGATTGTGGAAGAACTGGAAAAGGTAGACAGATAGGAGTGAAGGATCCATGGCAAAAACAAGGACAATACTGATCAAGGAGAGTGGACGGAAAAAGATTGAATTGACTATCAACCCGGCTGAATGTACGATAACGGATCCGGTGGAGCATATCCGGGAAAACGTTGACCAGATGGGACAGGTGAGCCTTCCCGGGAAACGAGGGCTAAAGGAGGTTGCGATATCCACGTTCCTTCCGGACCGAAGTTCCCCATTTTATGACGGGGAGACAATCAAAGGTGCACTAAAGCTGATTGAACGGTGGAAAAAGAAGGCAACCAAACTAAGGATTATCATTTCCGATCCGAAAATTAATTTTAAGGCAATGATTGATTCTGATTCCGTGACCTTGAAGGAAGGACAAAAGGATGTGTATGTCAGTTGGAAATTTACAGAATATAAACCACTGTCTGTTCCAACTGTGGAATCCATCCAGGGACTGATCCAGGTTACTGATCCGGTTCTGCTTCCACGCGAAGAAGAATCGGCGCCGGAGACAGGAAGGACGGAGACGGTAACTTCCAAAACAACCTTATGGTCCTTGGCTGTAAAATACTATGGGGATGGCAGCCAGTGGACAAAAATATCAGCAGCAAACGGGAATATTGACCCCAAAAAGCTGAAGGAAGGAATGGTTTTGACAATACCATGAAGTTAATTGTAAAAGATAAGGATTTGTCACAGCTATACCAGAGTGTGCAGTGGTCGGGAGACAAGAGGCAGAGGGCGCGAAGCCTTTCTGCTTCTTATCTTTATAAAAAAGGCAGCGGGATTCCAGAAGTTGAGGTACATGAAGGAGATGCCATTGCTTTATATGATGAAGAAAACAACCAGAAATTTGTCGGGGTGGTGATCCGGGTGGAAAGCAGTCTTTCTGGTGTGTCCGTACAGATAAATGCCATTGATATTTTGTGGTATCTGGGACGCAATAAGGTGGCAAAGGTATATAAAGGGACTGCAGATGCGATTCTGAAGGCTGTATGTGGGGAATTTAATATTGCGGTTGGAGTATTTCCCGTTATCCCTGAAGAAAGGACTGTCATCAGTACTGGGGAAAAAACCATCCATCAGGTAATCTCAGAAGCATATGGAGATGGATATTATATTTATGCGGATGGAGCTGCAGTATCAGTAGGGACAGAGGGGAGTGAAGTGGTGGCCGTGATATCCGGTGAAGGAAACCTGCTGGATGCGAAATATACCAGCAGCATGGAAAACATGGTCAACCGGATCCTGATCCTGGATGATAACGGAAATATAACCGGCAATGTGCAAAACGAGGATGATCTGGTATATGGACTGCTTCAGGATACTTATAAAAAAGAAAAGGATAAGGATGCAGACAGAGAGGCAAAAGGGAAGCTGAAGCGTTGTGAAAATACATGCTCTTTGGAATGCCTGGGAAATTGGGATTGTGTATCAGGAAAAGCGGTATATATCCTGGATGCCAGCAATGGGATGCTGGGAAAATATATTATTACCGATGATACCCATACTTTTTCTGACGGGATCCATAAGATGAAATTGGGAGTGGAGGCGGTGATGGTAGAATGAACCCGTACAGCAGGATGGCGGAAATCATGGAAGAAAGAGGGGCGGCAAGGAATGGGTATGAAATGGAAGTGGCAGTTGTAACAAAAGTGTCCCCTTTGGCGATCAAGATAGGGGAAGTGGAAATATCCGTGAATCTGTGCTGTCACCCAGCCCTTATGTTAGGGATGAATCCGGCCGCAGTGCCAACATCGGAAACGGCATTAAAACAGTGTTTAACGAATTTTTATGGTGCATTTCAAATCCATGCAGGGGATAAGGTTTTAATCCAGCGGGTTGGGAACCGGTTTTTTGTTTTATGTAAGGTGGTGGATGTATGAACCTGTTTCCGGAGCTTACCGTGGGGATCGCGTCCAACACCAGTCAGAATTTGCCGATTTATAGAGAATGGGCCTACGATTTTAAAAAGAATTGTTTTATGACTAGGAATGGGAAGTATTATTTGGTAGAAAAAAATGAAGCAATAGAGATATGGATTTACAAGGCAATGAAAACAGCCAGGTACCGTTATCAGGCATATCCCCGGGAATATGGGCAGGAGCTGGATGAGATTGTGGGGATGAGCAGCAGTCGGGAGATTCGGGAAAGCGAGGCGGAGCGGCTGATCCAAGAGGCGCTGTTGGTCAACCCATACATTACTGGTGTGGATGATTTTGAGTTTGAACACCATGGAAGTGACCTGTATATAAAATTTCAGGTGGATACCATTTATGGCGGTCTGGAGGAGGAGATGAATTTTAATTATGGGTAATACATCTGTAGAAATCTATGACAGAATGGCGGGAGAACTGAAAAACCCGGCCAGCAAAATGGCAGGAAGCTTTACTGCGGATAACCTTCTTGCCGTAGCAAACGAGATTGCCAGGATCTACAATATGGAGTATGAGCGCCTGCTTATGAGGGCACATGTAAAAACAGCACAAGGGGAAGACCTGGATATTGCAGCAAAAGAAAATCATGGCATGGTTCGGAATCCGGCAACGGCCGAAGAAGTGAACCTGATTATTTCCGGAGAGCCGGGGACCCTGATTACGGAGGCTATGGGTTTTCGATCCGGGGAACTGATTTATATGGCAGCAGGAACTTCCATGGTAGGGGAATCCGGACAAGTCCAGATTTCTGCCCGGTGTGTGGAATCCGGATTCGGATATGGTGTCCCTGCTGGGGCAGAATGGGAATTTCTTAATGATTACAGCGGCCTGAATGAAGTATGGAATGAGCAGCCGTCCAGCGGCGGATATGATGAAGAAAGCGACGAGGAGTTTAAAAAACGGATAGAGGATGAAGAAAGCGGGATCAAAGGATATGGGAATATTGCCTGGTATCGGGCAGCAGCGTTAGAAGTGACCGGGGTGGCACAGGCGAAAGTATTTGATATTCCAAGGGGATTAGGAACTGTGGATGTGGTGATTATTGCAAAAGGGAATACGGAAGCGTCCAGTCTTTTAATTCAAAGGGTAAAAGAACATATAGAGACAGAACGTGTTCCGGGGGCCGATGTATTGGTTCAATCCGGCAGCGCATTGGAAATCCAGGTTTCCGCTAGTGTGTATCTGAATCTGGAAACTTCCATCAGTTCCGTAAAAGCAGAATTTGCGAAAAGTTTAAACAACTATCTGGAAAATCTGGATTTCCGGGATGCTGCAGCGAATGCCAGGGTATCTCACGCAAAGATTGTAGATATTCTGATGGGATGTCAGGGAGTGGTCGATGTGGAAGACCTTCTGGTTAATGGGAAGGAGGGCTCTCTGGTTTTGGAAAAAAGAAGCTTTCCAGCTGCATCCGAACCGATCCTTATTGTGAAGGAGGAACCATATGCTGCAGGATAACATTACCCCATTATTTGCAAAGACGGAACAGATTCGGGAGCTATTCTTAGTGGAACAGCCGGAAATTGATGCTATGGAACAGGCAGTAGCAGGATGGATCCGGGAGTTACATATCATGACAGCATTGAATACCATCGAACTGTGGGAAAATGATTACCATCTGGACCATAACACGGAACTGACCATAGAACAACGCAGGGTCAGGGTTTTTGCAAAGAAAATGCAGAGGAAGATTCCGAAAAGGGAAAGCATAGAAGATGCAATCAGGAGTATGTTGGGAGCCAGCCAGGTATCGATTGTGGAAGGAAACTGTACCTTTACCGTATTTGTGGAATCTATGACCCTGATCGATAACCTGACCATTGCAGAAGAATATTTCCGAAAAGTCCGGGTGGCACATTTTGGTTTTTTATTTATCAACCAGATTCCCCGGTCCTATCATATGAAAAAATATTTTACCCCGGCACTTGTAGAGCATAAGAAAATCAAAATGGAGGTAAATCGGTGAAGTTCAAACTGACAGATCTTGGAAAATGGATGGAAGCCCAACTCCTGGCAGGATCCAAACCAATTATCACAAAAATAGAAGCCAGCGATGCTTACAGCTCCAATGAAGGGGCATTGTTATCTGTACAAAATAAAAAACAGGATTTGGAAATTCAAGAGATCGCGGTGATTGATGGGGCCAGCCATTTGAAATTTGTTCTACATAATGTAGGACTAACAGAAGGATATATGCTCCGGCAGATAGGGATCTATGCGAAACAAACAGAAGAATCCGAGGAAATTCTGTATATCATCGGCCAGGATAAAACTGGGGAACGGGTGCCGGCATCCAACGAGAAACAGGTGGAGTATGAATATGATTTAATGATTCATACAGAAAATACCTATGAAGCGAACGTGGTTGTGAAAGGATCCTATTTTGCCACGAAAGGGGAAATGGAAGAACTGGATGGGAAGAAAGTAGATGCCAGCGGAGGGAATATTTCCGATACAAAGGTTTCTGAATTTGAAACCAGAGAAGATGTATTTCCAGAGCCTCAGGAAGGGGATACCCAGAAAACCTTATGGGGAAAGATAAAAAAGTTTGTGGAGGATTTTCGGGATTGGTATACAGGAGTATGCCTGATTGGACATATCGTGAATAACTGTACATCCAATGCGTCAAATCTTCCTTTGTCGGCGGCACAGGGGAAGGTGTTGATGGATTTGTATACTAAATTAAATAGTGATTTTAATAACCCCAATAATTTGAAATCATATGATTACAGCACAAAAATATTTGATTTTGATGATTTTAAACATGAACCAGGCATGTACAGATTAGGGAACAAAAATTATATATTAAATCCACCTGCATCAGGGATTCAATACGCAAATGTACTAATTACACGGAATATTAACACGGATACTGCATCCGCGTTTGTATTTCCCTATGAGGATAGCATAATACATTTCCGAAATGGAAATCCCGTTTCTTGGATTGATCGGCCTTGGCGAAAAATTGTTACAGATGCCAATATGGTAAAAACAAAAGTTTGTTCTTATAATGTAACTACAACAGAAATGTCTTCAGCCGGATCTAGTTTTTCTAACTATGGAGAAAAAATTGTTTTATCGGAACAATCGGATTTTCCAGATGGTTTTGTTAGTGCCTTATGCATGGGCGTTTTTTACAGGACAAGCGGTGCTCGATTAGGCATTGGTGGCGTTGTTGACAAAACCGTTTTTATAAATACTAACTCTCCTGGAGAATATTATGTTCGAATATTGTATTTTTATATATAAAGAAATATTTATGCAATGTAACATCTGTGAAAAGGAGATTAGGAATATAATTAGGAGATTTCCGGCCATTCAGGAAAATCCCATACGCCCTCTGCGCTCATTCGGTTTAAATAAATTTTATGATCGCTATAACTGGTTATCGGAAATGCGTATGCCATAGTTGTATTTGAGCGTGTGGCAATAAGGTATATACAGTATTTCCCACCTCCAACCATAGCATTATCAAAGCGCCCAACATAGATTCCGTTCATGCCATGCTTGATGTTTCCGGAAGCAGTTCCGAAAGTGTTTTTGCTGTTAGCATATGGCTGATACCAGCTATCCCACCCATTTTCGTCGAGATATCGATAACATGTTAATGCTCCGGTCGTATCTCTGGATATGCGATATGCCTGCTGAAATCTGCTGTTAGGTGATACGCTGAAGCAATAAACACGCCAACCATATCCATCATTTCCAACTGGAGAATTTGGCATACCAGGTTTAACTGTCCAAATCCCATCCGGCATAGCGTTCCAGTCACTTGCATACAGGTTAGCTGACAAATCACTATATTACTGAGTGGGGTGGAATTAAGCGAAGATAGTTATTGTCGGATTATGGAAGATGTGATACAATTTGAATACGGAAAGTCAGAGAGCAAAAGGCGGCTTACCCTCTTAACGGAGGGGCTAACCCTCCGGACGAAAGAAAGGAGGGATTGCCAATGTATGTTACATACGGGGAGTTAATCCAAGTTGGAATATTCATTTGCACCCTTGTGGGATTATGTTACATGATCTTCAAGGAAAAGAAATAGCCGCCACTACTCACAATAGTGACGGCTGACCTCGCAAGAGGTTAAGTATTTGCTATTTGGAGGTAGGCCGCTTCTCTGGCTTTCCCTTCTGTTATCAATATACCATATCTAGAAATGAGTTTCAAGATGGTTTTTATATTTGGGTGCAAAAATAGCTGTCCTATTCTACAATGAATGCGGAAGGAGGGCTTATTTTTTATGATTGAGAAGATATTGGAGAAAGTAGTCAATGAGATGGTGCCACACTTGGAGGATCATCAATTGGAGCATCTGAAGAATGTCCTGTACATTAATTTTCACGGAAAGGAAATCTACGAGCAGTGTACGGATCTGGTGCCAAGAGGAGAAAGCGGAGATGAGGCAAAAATTCGGATGTTTATTGCCAGCAAGAAAGCGGTGAACCGTCAGGATAACACCTTGAAACAGTATAGCCGGGAAATCCTGAACATGCTGGATTTTCTAGGAAAGAGGGTCGAGGATATCACCGGTATGGATTTGCGGTATTATTATGGAGTAATGCGGGAACAGCGAGGAATAAAAATGTCCACCATGCAGACGAGGCTGCATTATCTTAGCAGTTTTTGGGATTTTTTGATAACAGAGGAACTGGTCCATAGCAACCCAGTTAAAAAGGTAGGATTACTGAAGCTGGAAAAAGTAATCAAAAAACCTTTTTCGGCAGAGGAACTGGAAGCATTGCGGGTGAATTGCAGCAATCTTCGAGATCGGGCCATAGTGGAGTTTTTATATAGTACCGGTGTCCGGGTATCTGAGCTGGTAGCCTTGAACGTAGGAGATATTGAGATGGGGCGCCAGGAGTTGATTGTATATGGAAAGGGAAGCAAAGAGCGGAAGACGTATCTGACCGACAGCGCAAAATTTTATTTGCGTCGGTACTTGCAGGAGAGAAGGCAAGAGGGCTTGGAAGAACAGCCGTTATTTGTAACATTGGATAAACCGCATGATCGTTTGACAGTGGCTGGAGTACAATATATGCTCCGGCAGTTAGGAAAGAAGGCGGGGGTAAAAAATACCCATCCTCACCGATTCCGAAGGACGATAGCAACAGATTTATTGGCCAGAGGAATGAAGATCGAGGAGGTTAAGGAGTTTTTGGGACACGAAAAGTTGGATACAACAATGATCTACTGTACCATTAAGGAGGAAAACGTTCAGGCGTCCCACAGAAAGTACGCATAGGGCAGGAGGAGGCATTACCAAAGGCAGGCGAAAGGAAAAAATCGGCTGCTTTATTAAGGTTACTCTTTTTTAGTGGGGGAAAGTGGTCAGGGAAGATTGATAGGGCTCAGTAATAGTGATTTGCGAAGCAACATCTATACTGGCGATTGGAATGATATACCAGATGGGATTTGGACAGCTTTGCCAGAAAAAGCACACTCTCCATTGGGTGCTGATGGACATTTTTGGCGTGTGTTTTGCAAAAAAAGTGATCCTTATTTTCAACAAGCATATAGGATGTCTGCTGGAACAGTAGGTGCTGTAACTTATTTTCGGTATGGTGACAGTAGAGGCTGGAGAGATTGGTATCAGCCTTATGCTAACAGTATTGATATAATTCCAATAACCAAAAAAACATCTTCTGGGACTTATTTTTCTCAGGTTTGTAAAATAGTTCATGTTTTTTTCCGCATTGATTTAGTACAATCCATCGATAAAAACACATGGGTAATTATTGACCGTATTCCTGATGGGATATCACTCCCTAAATATACTACTCAATTTCCAGTTGCATCTTATCGGCCAAACGATACAGCATATGGAGAGGTAAGAAATGATGGAACGGTTAGAGCGGCTGTATATTTTGATACATCGGAACAAACGCAACTTTATGCTAATTTTTGGTATTTAGCTGCATAAATGATTCTTTATACATATATAGAATCCATATATTATAATCAGCTGGTCTGTTAGTGTTAACCCGAACATGACACCCTATAACAGACGCAATACCCATACGTAATGAACTTGTTTTATAGGTTACTCCCATACAAATAGCAGTTATATAACCTTCCGGAAAATCAACTTTCGTTGATAAATCAATTTCAGCTCCATAATTGGAAAAACTGCTTGCATTATTCTCCAGAGTCTCTGTTGTTATGCTATATACAGATATTTTTGTTTTTAGCAAATCACTATATTACTGAGTGGAGTATTAAAAATCAAATAAATTTTTAAAATTTATGGCTTAAAAGGGCTCTTTTTACATAGAAAATCTAAGGAAAGGGGTAAAACCATGGAAAAAATCAGTATTAACCAAGAAAAACAACTGTATGAAATCGAAAGTATCCAGCCAGTATCAATACATGTGCTCCAGATTGTATTTGTAAATGCAGTTCCCAAAACTTACGGAGATATCCAAATTTACACAACTGGAGGCTACCAATGTGCAAATCTGCCCGGATACAGCACGGTATTCCGAGATGAGGGTAAGGTGGTATATTTATCTGATGATGGTAGTATTTACCAGCCACCGGAGGGGCCGGGGGAGCAGTTGCCGCTTGAGCCGTATTTACCTACCTTAGAGGAGTTACAAGCCAGCAAAAAAAGTGAAGTTTCCGCAGATTGTGAGAGGGCTATTTACAAAGGTGTGAATGTTACCTTAAAGGATGGCAACACGGAGCATTTTTCTTTGACAGAGCATGATCAACTTAATTTGTTTGGCAAACAGACTCAGTTGGCAGCAGGGGCAGAACGGTTAGAGTATCATGCAGATGGCCAGCCGTGCCGGTACTATTCCGCTGCAGATATACAATCTATCATCCAGGCAGCAATGTTCCATGTGTCCTACCATACCACTTATTGCAATGCACTCAATATGTGGATTGCTGGATGTCAGGAATCAGAAGGAGTAATGAGAATTTATTATGGGGCTGATGTTCCAGAGGAGTACAGATCAGAGGTACTTAATGCATATCTTTTACAAATAGCGGATATGGCTGGAGGAAATACAGATGAATCAGTACATTAAGTATTTGCTTTTATTTACATCTGGAGGCATGTTGTATAATGTCATAGAAATTACATTCAGAGGATGGACTCACTGGACAATGTTCATTTTGGGTGGATTATGCTTTATCCTCCTGGGGCTAATAAACGAGATATTGCCATGGACAGTACCCTTATGGCAGCAGGTAGTGGCTGGCGCTGGAATCATCACTGGCCTAGAATTTGTTACTGGCTGCATTGTGAACCTATGGTTGGGATGGGCAGTCTGGGACTATAGCCAGATGTCAGGCAACCTTCTAGGGCAAATATGTCCGCAATTCTTTTTGCTTTGGCTGCTGGTGTCCCTGGTCGGGATTGTGTTAGATGATTATTTACGTTTTATATTTTTTGAAGAGGAACAACCACATTATAATATAGGGCTAACCAGATACAGCAAAAAAGTTATCTGGTTAGTTAAACGTTAAATGAATTTTTAAATGGGATTAAAATATTAAAAAACTGTGTTTATTTAAGGATGGAGTTTTTACAAAAAATGTTTTGGAAAATATTTTTTTCAAAAAGAATGAATTTGCCATTTTCAATGCCGTTTTTTGCCGTTTTTGATGGCGGCATACACTGAACGGTATCAAATGGAAGAAGCAGAGGGAGAAATTTGAAGAAGCCTACGGCGCAGATTTGCGGCTGTTTTATACCGCCCGCCGTATTCTGAAAGAAAAACTGGACGAAAACCCCATTGCCCTGAAAGCATGGAAACAGGAATATGCACAGTTAAAAACAGAGTATGCAGAACTGTCCCCGTAGCACAAGCCGCTCCGAGAGGAAGTCATACGGCTGCGGCAGGTGCAGAACGCCGTAGATACTGCGCTGCGCCGGAGGGAGCAGCCGCAGGAAGTACAGAGAAAGAAACATGAGATGGATTTATGATTTTGGAGGTGAGACAATTTTGCATTATTCGCAGGAACAGATAGACCGGGCAAATCAGACCAACATGGAAGATTTCTTGCGGTCACAGGGGGAAACTCTCATACGCAGCGGAAAAGAATACCGCTGGAAATGCCACGACAGCCTGACGGTGCGGGGAAATAAATGGTTCTGGCACAGCCAGAGCAGGGGCGGCTACCCGGTGGACTTCGTAATGGAATTTTACGGCAAGTCATTCCCGGAAGCGGTACAAATGCTGACCGGCGAAGCAGGCGCAGGCAAGCCGGACGCTTGCCCCGCCCCATCGCCTGACTTCCGGCTCCCGCTGCATAATCCCACCAATACAAAAATGATAAAATATCTGACAGAGGAACGCAAACTTGATCGGGGTATTGTCAATACCTTTATCGCTGCCGGGGATATTTACGAGGACACCCGCCATAATGTAGTGTTTGTGGGGCGGGACTGCGGAACACAGAGAGTACCCGGTATTCCAAGATACGCCCATTGCCGGGGAACAGCGGATAAATTCCGGCAGGATGTAAGCGGTTCGGATAAAGCCTGTAATTTCAGCTATCAGGGGGAAAGCGCCCAGCTATTTGTCTTTGAAGCCCCGATTGATCTGCTGTCTTTTATCTGCCTTTATCCCAAAGACTGGACAAAGTGCAGCTATCTTTCGCTGGGAGGCGTTGCGGGAAAAGCGCTGACGCATTTCCTTTCTGAACGCCCGGACATCCGAAGGATATTTCTGTGTCTGGATAATGATAATGCCGGGAATGAGGGGTGCAGCCGCCTTTCTTCCGAACTGCCGGAGGGGCTTACCATTCTGCGTCTGCTCCCGGCGTGGAAAGACTGGAATGAGGTATTGCAGCACAGGGAAGAAATACCAAACCGCAAATTTATAGCGGAAACAATCACGCTGAAAGAACCGGCAGCAGAGCCGCCTGTCCCCATGATACGCATGAGCGAGGTGCAGGAGGTGGCGGTGGAATGGCTGTGGGAACCGTATCTGCCTTTTGGAAAACTGACGATTTTGCAGGGGAATCCCGGCGAGGGCAAGACCTATTTTGCCATGCAGCTTGCAGCCGCCTGCACTAACCGCCGACCGCTCCCCAACATGGAACCACTGGAACCATTCAATGTAATCTACCAGACTGCCGAGGACGGACTGGGCGATACGGTAAAGCCCCGGCTTTTGGAAGCAGGCGCAGATCTTGACAGGGTTATGGTCATTGACGATGGGGATAAGCCGCTGACACTTTCTGATAAAAGGATTGAGAGGGCTATCCGGGAGAACCATGCAAGGCTTTTGATTATCGACCCGGTGCAGGCATTTTTAGGGGCTGATGTAGATATGAACCGGGCAAACGAAGTACGCCCTATTTTCCGCAGGCTGGGAGAAATCGCACAGGAAACAGGCTGTGCCATTATCCTGATCGGTCATTTGAATAAAGCCTCCGGAAGCCAGAGTACCTACCGGGGCTTAGGCTCCATTGACATCACGGCAGTTGTCCGAAGCCTGCTGTTTATCGGCAAGGTCAAGAATGACCCCACCACAAGAGTATTGATACAGGAGAAAAGCTCCCTTGCCCCACCGGGGAAGTCGCTGGCGTTCTCTCTGGGAGACGGCAATGGTTTTCAATGGATTGGGGAATATGATATGACTGCCGACGAGCTGCTTGCCGGTGTGGAGCATACAGAAACCAAAGCGGAACAGGCAGAAAAGCTGATACTTGACCTGCTGGCAGACGGAAAACAGGTGTTAAGCGCAGACATCGACAAAGCGGCAGCCCAGCGTGGCATTTCCGCCCGGACAGTCCGAACAGCAAAGCAGAGTTTAGGGAATAAGCTGGTTTCCGAGCGCAGTGGCACACAATGGCTACTGTCCTTGAAAATGGAATGAAGTGGCAAAGAAAATCCAAATGGCAGGATTTTTATAGAAGACAGGTCACCGGCAAAGAAATCAAAGCACAATCTGGCGCTGGTCAGGAAGTTTGCCTATAATATCCT